GGGTTACAGAGCGTTTCAAAAAAACACCGAACGATTGAGCTTGCAAAAAACACACGAAATCGGGCCGAAATCTGCAATTTTGTGCAAAGCCGTAAATCATGACTGAGAAACAAAGAATTCAATACGAGCGCATCAGGTCGGAACTTGTTCGTGCTGGCCACTACCATCAACTGGACGAGGACACTTTGCAAATGGCCGCAAGTTTGGCGGTGGAGGTTGCGGAGCTGCAAGCCATCATTGACGAGAAGGGATACACGTACGAGTTTACGAACCGGGACGGCGGCACGATGACCAAGCACAGGCCGGAGCACCAGATGCTTGTGGAGTCACGAAGCAAGTACCTCGTGGTCCTGAAAGAGCTCGGCATGACGCCAGCCAGCCGCAAACGCATCGAGGTGGAATTGGAGCCGGACATTGACATCATCAACGAGCTGCGTGCAGAACTGGACTGAACACCCAGCGCACCGTTACGCTGTCGATGTGACGCTTGGCAAAATCAACGCGCCTAAGTACGTCGTCAAAGCCTGCGACCGCTATCTGTCTGACCTCGACAGGATGGACGAGACCGGGCTGGAATTTCGACCGAAGACAGCAGCGGCTTACTGCGCATTCTTTCCCAAGGCGCTGAGGCACTACAAAAGCCAGTTTGCAGGCAAGCCGTTTGAACTTCTACCTTGGCAACAGTTTGCGATTTGGAACCTGTTCGGATGGTATGGAGCCGATGGGTTTAGGCGCTTTCACTACGCGCTTATCCTGATTAGCCGGAAGAATGGAAAGACGACGTTGGCTGCTGGCATCGGATTGCTCATGATGGTGCTCGATGGCGAAGGCGCACCGGAAGCGTACTATGCGGCGACCAAGCGCGATCAGGCCAAGATTGCATTTCAAGATGCGTACTTCATGGCGCAAGCATCGAACACGGTGCGGTCGTATCTGACAGTTCGCAAGCACGACATTACGCCGAAGAAAGGCGGCGGCAGGCTGGCGTACTTGGGCAGCAATCACGACTCAATGGACGGCCTCAACACGCATTTTGCCTGCATTGACGAGTACCACGCACACCCGGATGACCACGTTTTTAACGTTCTGAAGTCATCGCAAGGCCAGCGGCCCAATGCCCTGCACTTGACCATCACGACGGAAGGGTTCAACCCCGACGGCCCGCTCAAGCACCTGAAAAAGTATTGCCGCAACGTGCTGGACGGTCACATTGAGGACGAGGCGCAGTTTGCGCTTATGTACGAACTGGATGAAGACGACGACTGGACGGACGAGGCAAACTGGGTGAAGGCAAACCCAAGCCTGCACGACGCGATGAACATTGACGAGATGCGGCGGGAGTTCAATCAAGCGGTAAATCAGGGCGGATCCAAGGAAGTAGAGTTTAAAACCAAGCGCCTCAACACCCAAGTAAACGCGGCGGAGACGTGGATACCTTCGGAAGTGTGGACGCAAGGCGACGATCCCGATTTGAAGCCCGAAGGCGAGTGCTGGGCTGGCCTTGACTTGGCGTCGGTCTCTGATATGACGGCGCTTGTCATGGCTTACCCGCATGAGGGCGGATACTATTTGCAGGGACAATACTGGTTGCCATCTGACGCCATCGACCGGGCGCTTGAAAAAGACCCAAATCACATCTATCAGCAGTTCAAACACCTTCCAAACTGCCATATCACGGATGGAAACGTGACCGACTACGCTTCCATCAGGCGCAAAGTGAGCGGCGTGCATTACGTTGACGGCACGCAGCAAGTCGACGAAAACAGCCTGATGCACACGCTGGAACTGCAGAAAATCGCCTTCGACCGCTACAATTCCACGCAAATTGCCATCAATTTAACCGATGACGGCGTGCCACTTGTCCCGTTTGGGCAGGGTTTTGTGTCCATGTCAGCACCTACAAAACAGTTTGAGTTGCTTTGTCGGCAAGGCAAAATTTACCACGATGGAGACCCGATTCTGCGCTGGGCATTGTCCAATGTAGCCATTCGCACCGATCCAGCGGGCAACATCAAAGTAGACAAGCAAAAGAGCGAGGGCAAAATCGACCCCATCGTTGCGGCAATCATGGCAATAGGCGAGCACATGAAGGCCAAACCGGACGAGGCGTATGAGCTCGAAATCATTTCTCTGTAAACTCGTAAATTGCGCCCAATGGCGACTATAAAAGACCGAGTTCAGGCCCTGTTTCGGTATCGTGTGGGCAAATACGACGCAAATGCAATACCGCAGGAGCTGGGCATCTACGCGCAAACTGTCGCAGGCGCAAACGTAAACGAGCAATCGGCGCTTGCCATCTCGACCGTGTACGCTTGCACGTACAAAATCGCGTCAACACTGGCGTCGCTCAACCTCGAAATCTACGAGCGCAACGGTCGCAACATCACGCCAGCGGACAATCATCCAGCGTACGGCGTCATCAAAGACACGCCGAACCAAGTGATGACCGCTTACGAGTTTTGGGAGACCATCATCTCGCACGCTGTCATCAATGGCTGCGGCTATGCCATCATTGAGCGCGATGGCAGCGGATACGCGCGGCGAATGCTCATTGCCGATTACTACGAGGTTGACCGGATGCCCACGGAGACAGAGGAGGGCTACATCTATCGTGTCAAGGATTACGGCATGGTTCAGCCGGAGAATATGCTGGAGATCTGCAACCTGCAGCGCAAGTCGCCCATCAGATTGCACCGCGAGAACCTCGGGCTCGCCAAAGCCGCGCAGGACTTCGGTGCGAATTACTTCGGCTCAGATGGCCAAATGACGGGCATCTTGTCCAGCGACCAGCCGCTCACAAAAGAGCAGATGACGGTGATTCAGGGCAGCTGGAACAAGGCCAGCGGGCAAGCTGGCACAAAGCTGCTGCCGTTTGGCTTCAAGTACAACCGCATCAGCATCAGCCCGGACGAGGCGCAATTTATCGAGACACGCAAGTTTCAAGCTGAGGAAATTTGCCGCATTTTCAGCGTTCCACCTGCGCTCGTTCAGCTGGAATCGCAGACGACCTACAACAACGTGGAGCAACAGAACTTGATGTTTGCGCGCCACACAATCAGCCCGTGGGCAAAGCGCATCGAGCAGGAAATTGACCGCAAACTGCTGATGGCAAACGAGCGGCCACGCATTTACAGCAAGTTCAACCTGAACGACCTCTTCCGTGGCGATATGCAGGCGCGGGCGACTTTCTACCGGGAGATGACGCAGATAGGTGCGCTGTCAATCAACGAGGTGCGGATGAAGGAGGAGATGAACCCGGTTGATGGCGGCGACACGCACACAGTACAAGTCAATCAAATCGCGCTGGATCGCCTCGGTGCATACAGCGACAAGATTTCAAGTGATGGAACAACAGAACAATAAACAAGACGAAATTCTGCAACGGCAATACGGCGACAACGTCGAGCTGCGCACGATGGAAGTCCGCGCAGAAGGCGAAGGCGACGAGATGCGCATTGTCGGATACGCGGCAGTATTCAACCAAGAAACCGACCTCGGCTACTTCCGGGAAATGATTACACCGGGCGCGTTTGATGACGTGATGGAGGACGACGTGCGGCTGCTCTTGAACCACGACGGCGCACCGCTGGCACGGACAACGAACGGCACGCTCACGCTGGCAGTGGATGACGAAGGTTTGATGTATGAGGCCATCCTCAGCGACACAACGCAAGGCCGCGACCTGTACAAGATGATTCAGCGCGGTGACATTTCGCAATCATCCTTTGCATTTACGATTAGCGAACAAAGCTGGAGCAAGGACAAGTCACTCCGCTCCATCGACAAGGTTGGGCGGTTGCTGGACGTTTCGCCAGTTACTTACCCAGCCTACGCGCAGGCGTCCGTGATGGCACGCAGCGAGTTTGCAGCTGCGCAAGAGGCGCAAGTGGAAGAGGCAGAGGTGCGCGAGGAGCAGGTGGAGGAACAGCCAAAAGTTGAAAAATCAGAAGTGCGTAAATTGCACAACATAAATACGAAGAACATGACTTTGAAAGACCTCAAGGCGCAACGCTCAGAATATTACAATGAGTTTGTCGCCATCGGTAACACTGCTGATGCAGAAGGCCGAGTTATGACAGAAGCAGAGCAGGAGCGCTCTGACAAGTTGGATGGCATGATTGCCGACCTCGACATCAAGATCAAGCACAAGACGCGTGAACAGGAGATGGTCGCACGGATGGCGCAGGGCGGGAACGTAA